ACCGGCTACGGAAACGACCTCCCGCGCGAAGATGTCGTGGAACTGGCGCGACGATGGGCCGACGCTGGGGCCGCGGTCTATATCAGCGAGGCTGAGCCGATCGCAGAGCTGGACGGCTGGCACAGCGTCGAGATCACGAGCACGCGAGTCGGTCAGAAGCGCACATTCAGCAAGCAAAAGCGCGAGTGGGTGACCATGAACCGTGAGCCCGCATGGCGGCCGGCGGTGCAGCAGGGGTTGTTCGGGTGACCCTCCCCGATCGCGTGGCCGATTGGCCGCAGGACGATCGAGAATGGTTCGAGGAGCGCGCCGGCATCATGGAGTTCTCAGGGATGATGAACCGTCCCGAGGCGGAGCTGAGGGCCGAAGAAAGAGCGAGGGCAGCATGGAGACGCAGGACGCATACAGGGACGCGAGGTGGCTTAGCGCAATCACTGCGCGACAGGTAGCCGCCCTGAGGCGCGAGGAGCGGCCGGAAGGGACGGACCCGACTGTGTGGGCGATTGCGCAGGAGGAGACGGCGGCGCGGATTGTGGAGGGGGCTGTGGACGCGATCCGGGCGCTGGCTCGGGAGGCGTGGGAGTGACTCACCCTCTGCCCATACCCCCCTAGTCCCCCCTTTCCCTACCGTCCGCGACGCTCTAGCAGCCCCATCGAATCGGCAAGCTCAAGCAGCCATCGGACTTTGGCGGTCCAGCCGTCTCCTGGTGTGCGGGAGAGCTTTTCTAGGTCCGGGGGGCGGAGGTAGAGCTCGCGCCGCACCCCCTTCCCCGCGGGGTCGATGGATTGAGTGCCCTTGCCTCGGCCGAGTCCGCGCTTACGGGTCATGCGTGGGACTCGGGGGCGGACGGGGAGCAGTCCTCACCGTTCTGGAAAGCGTCGTTATTGCGGGTCCTGTCGGTTCCCGACGGCATCTTGCGCGGGGCGAAAGCAAAGGCGCTGCACTTGTCGCAGTAGTCGTAGCTGTAGCCGTCCCACGCGGTGGCTGTGAGGATGGCTCCGCCGCAGTCGTGGATGGTGATGTGGTCCATGGCCTCTCCTTCTGGCGGTCAATTCCGCCTCCGAACCCGCGAGACTCCCCGCGGGCTGGGAGGTGGGGGCGACCGTGGCCGCCCGCACCGTCAAGCGGCGTCTTCTTCGTTCAGCCGCGTCCCATCCTCGTTGTAGGTTCGGAAGTAGTAGTCGCGGACGTCGGCGGAGTAGGCCCACGCTGCCATCTTCGTGACCGCGTCCCCGTAGCCGTCGAACTCCTGCGCGCCGCACTCATCGAAGATGGCGGAATCGTTCGGGGACCACAGCAGCATCTTCGCGGCGGCGTGGTAGTAGATGACCCAATAAGAGCCCTCCTCGGCCTCGTGCAAGGCGTCCCCGCAGTCCTGGCCGCCCTTGATGTTGTCGGCGGCCTCGTCGGCCGATGCGTGGACGTTCTGCCAGTAGTCGTGCTCGGTATCGTTGCTCATTGGTCTCTGTTCCTTCCCTGAGTGCCGGATGACGTGCCGGCGCGACCCATCGACAGGGCCCACGCTGCGGGATGCAGTGCCGGGGGAGGCGGCCCCCGTTCCGTGGGTTAGGCAGCGAGCGTTTCCGCGGTCCACCCCAGATGGTCGGTGACCAACCCGTGGACGAACGCATCGTCGGGGTAGGTGGACTCGACCACCACGCCCCAGACGGAGTCGACGTGTTCCCACGCGCCACAGTGCGGACAGCTTTCCTCGACAATCAGCCCGAGGGCGGCCCACTCGCCGGAGTCGAGCATGGCCCGTTCGTGACGCTCCGCGGCTTCGGTCTCTTCGGGGGAGTCGAGCCCATACTCGGGCCGGTGGTCCGGGTCGAGGACCAGCAGCACTCGACGGGTTGGGGTGGCGGCGAGGGTGTGCAGCGTTTCCATATTCAGACTCCAGTGCAGGAAGTGACCGGCCGAACGCCGGAGAGGGAGAGCGTCGCAGTCGATGCAGTGCCGGGGGAGGCGGCCCCCGTTCCATCTAGTAGTTGAACCAACCCTCGCTGAGCGCCCACGCCGCGCCTGGAATGCTGGACTCCGGCATCGGGGTCGCGCAGTCCGGCGCAACGCCGTGGGCCACTGCAAAGATCACCGGCCACCCTGGCGCCGCATTCTCAAGAATCGCCTCTTTTGTCACGCGCCCCCGTCCCTCCCAGACGGTGCGCCATGCAACAACGGACACTTCAGGGTGGAGCGGGGACCAGTCCCCCAGATTGGAGAGGTCGGGGCGGCGGAGAGGCGCGCGGCTGCTCATGGTCTCAGGCTCCTGCGGTTGGGGTGGAAGTGAGGGCGAAGCGGTAGAAGTCTCCGAAGCCGTAGTAGCCGCAGGAATCGCAGTCGCGGCACCCCTCGCGGTCTACGCCGTCGCCGGTCCAGCCGTCTTCGGTCGTGTAGTCGATGGCTGGGATCTGGCCGAGCGCGGTAGCACCGTCCAGAATCTCCTGACACCGCTCCTCAGAGTCGATGCCGGTCAAGGCGTCTGTCCCGTTGCAGTGGAAGCCGGCGCAGTCAGCGCAGCACCAGATTGCGGGGTAGTTGTGCGGCATGGTCTCTCCTTGTGGCCAGTCTCATCAGTGCGGGTAGGCCGGTTCCCGCAGACCCGCCGAAGCGGGTTTCGACTAGGCGGCGTAGTTGGTCGCCCACCAGAGTTCCAGCGCGTCCGTGGACTGAAATACGACGGTCTCTCCATGGTCATCGGAGTCCGGGTAGCCGTCCGCCGCTTCGACCTTGCTCTCACGCTCGTAGGCTTCGACGTCTCGCACGTCGTACCGCGGGTCGTCGCTGGGAACCTCGGACGGCGACCAGAGACCCGCAGCCTCGAACGAGACCGCCGAGCTGGCCATTTCGGCGTGCGCCTCGCGGGAGTCGATGGCGCCGGACCACGCGCGCGCCAGCCGCAGATCGTCCAGTCGGGCAACGCGGGAGGGCTGGCCGTCTACGTAGATCCACGCTGAGAAAGTGTCGTCTCCGTTGATCCGGGTTCGGATTCGAAGGTTGCCGGTGTAGTGGGTAGCGGTTTCCATGGTCTCAGGCTCCTGCGGTTGGGGTGGTGGTCTCGACAAACACGAGGAAGCGATGGAGCGAGCCGCCTTTGCGGGCGTTCTCGTGGCAGCCGTCGCAGCCGCGGGAGGAAAATTCGTCGCATCCGTCGCAGTCGCAGTCCTCACGGTCGCACTCGTCGCCGTGGCAGCCGGGGCAGTCGTCACAAATGAGGTGACCTTCGGAGTCGTCGGGCGCCTTGAATGCGTCCAGCGGTTCGCCGTCGCCGTGGTCGTCGCAGCAGTCGCCGTTGACGGCCATCGCAGTGCAGCAATCACAAAGCCAGAAGGTGTAGTGGTCTCGCATGTTCTCTCCTCCAGTTTCTACCCACTGAGCCCCGCCGCGGCTTCCCGGGCGGGGCTGTGGGGGGGGTGGGTTGCTGCTAGGCGAGGGCGGCGACGATCGCCTTGTAGTCGTCTGCGGCGCGGGCGCAGGACTCGTCACAAGCCGCGCGGTGTGCGGGGGCGCCGTTTGTCGCGTCGAAGATGTCGCATGCGCGTTCGACGGCTGCGCGGAAGAGGCGGAAGGCTGCGCGGCGTGGGGCGATGTCGTTGCTCATGTTCTCTCCTCCAGTTTCTACCCAGGAAGCCCCGCCGCGGCTTCCCGGGCGGGGCGGGTGGGGGGTGGGGCGGATCAGTCGTTGAACATCTCGCGCCAGTAGGTGACGGCCTCGGTCTCGGTCTCGAAAGGGCCCGTCGGCTCGCTGTCAGGCATGCATCCCGGGAAGCAGGACCAAACATAAAAACCGGCGGGTGCGCAGTCTTCCGGGCTATCCCATTCATCGCAGGAACCGTCGGCCCCCGTTTGTTCCCATTCCCAACCGAGTGCTTCGGCAAGCTCGCCCGCGTCGGNGCGGAATNCCTCGGCATCNGGCAGGNTGTAGGGCTCGGCCTCGCGGCTGGGGTCGGTGTAGAAGTGCGGCATGCTGTCCCCTGGTTTCTGCAGTCGCGGGAATCGCGGTTGCACCTGGACCGCGCTCACGCCGAAGCGGAGCGGGTTTGGTCCTGGCTACGCGCCGAGCTGACGTGTCAGCCCCGCCGCGGCGGGTTTCGACTACTCGCTAGCAGTCCTCATCGAGGCAGTTCCCGAGGATGACGCCGAACGCGCCAACGTCGCCGTCGCGGTAGAGATCGACGTAACCGATCGAGGTCATGACCACCTCACCCTCGTATTCCCAGCCTTCTCGGTCGCATTCGTCGATCGAAGCTTCGTAGGTCTGCGCGAGGTGAGACCAGTCGTAGGGGCCCAGCTGGGCTCTGCGGATGGCGTCGTCGGTCAGGGTCAAGGTCAGGGTCGTCATCGGGTGTCACTCCTTGTGGTCTGTCTCTTTCGACTAGAGGAAGGTCAGGCGGTCGACCCGCAAAATGTAGGAGAATCCGTCGTCGCAGTTGAGGTCCGCCCAGCCGTCGACGATGCGCCAGACGGTGCCACCGCGGGTGATTCCGGTTTCGTCGGTGAAGGTCGCTCGCTTGTTGCACATTCGATAGGTGGTCAAGGTCGTCATCGGGTGTCNCTCCAGGGCCAGTGCGTCCGGCCAGTGAGATGATCAAAGCATACACAGCCCGGGTTGTGTAATCAGGAGTGNAAGAATGTTCGGAAAGGGGAGACGTCTAGCGTTCGGTAGTTGTTCGGATGGACCAAAATGGACCAGGGGGACAGGGGGGTGGATCGTTCTGGATCAGGGGGCGTTGCCACCGAAGGTCTCGCGCCCGTGCGCCACGCGCAGGCCACGGAGTCGCCAAGGCGGGTGCCGCGGCTGGCCCTCGGCTGCGCGCCGGGTCGAGGGCGGCGCCCGTGTTCTCGGGCGGCCAGCTGCGGCGCGAGCCCCGCCTGGGTCGGCCCTCAAGGCAGGAGGTGGGCTCCCTGGCGGACAGAGGGGGGCCGGTAGGGGCTCCCGCTGCCGAAGCCCAGGACGGCCCTGGCGGCGCCAGAGAGGGTAGGAGCCGGGCCCGTGGCAGGGGGGTAGCAGGGCAGCGGCCGAGGGCAGCGGGGGGGGAGTAGATGGCCCGGCTTCACAAGCTCGAGGCCATCGGCAGGCACAGCTTCACAGAGGGCAGGGGATCGGCCTGGGGGACCGGGGTAGGGGGTACCTCCGAAGGGGTGGGACTCCTGGGGCGGTAGCTACAATCACCCCCAGCCCCTCCAACCACTCTGGCGACCCCAGGAACCGTGAAAGCTTTTTGTTCACAGAAAAGCCCTTGTGTCTCTGCGGACTTAGGNCCTCTGGATGCCAGTAGCGCTATATAAGGCCGATCTAGACGCGCGTGTGACGCCGATTTGTTGACAGTCTGANGGGCAGATGTAAACTCCCTGTATGACAGAGAGAGTGGTCTTCCAGCCTCGGTTCGGACAGCTGGTGAAGCGGCGACGGGAGAATCTGGGGTTGTCTCAGGGCGACCTGGGGGAGCGTCTCGGCGGGGTTAGCCGTCAGCGCATCTCCAGCCTTGAGCTCGGCCGTTCGGGCCCTGGGCTCCAGGCGCTGGTGACCTTGTCGCGCGCCCTGGAGGTTCTGCCTTCGGTGATGCTGTCCGACTCCACGGGGGAGGAGTGGGGCGCCTGGTGGCGACCGCTGGTGGAGGGGTTGGAGTCGGACGTCGGAAAGAAGTCGCCGGAGTACCTGCTCGGCTACGACGACGCNCTCCTGGATGTCTGCGAGGAGCTTNACCGGCACGTCCTGACCTGGCGCCCGAACAAGCAGGGGTACTCCGACGTGCTGCCTGATGACGAAGGGGGCGAGTGATGGCTGACGACTTCTGGTTTGAGGTTGAGCGGCTGGTGTATGACTTCGACTGGACGGCCTGTCGTGCAGTCGCGGACGCGGCGCGCTCTGACGCTGACTCCTTGCCTCACCTCTCTCCCAGATGTAGCGTGAGTCGTCCTTGCACGACAGTCCGCTGGCCTCACCCCCCCTGGGCCTGGACTGCTTCTACAACGAGTCGTCCGCCCAGCGTCACTCCGGGCAGGCGGCTCGTTGTGGTAGGGGTTTAGGATGGCAGGACGACCGCGCCGCGCTTCTCGCGTTGATCTCGGCTCTCTGACCTCTGGTCAGAAGGAGGCTGTCGGCCGGAAGGTCGCAGACGGGACCCGCCCCCGCACCATTGACCGCCAGTTGAAGCTCCCCCCGGGGACGGTCGAGAATCTCCAGAGGAACGGGGATCCGGTCTTCCTGGAGGCTCTGGAGTGTGCCCAGAAGGTGCTCGGTGCCGGATGGGCGCAGGTCGGGGTCATGGCGCTCGAGGAGATCCACCGCAGGATGAGCGACTCTGGCTACAGGAAGGGGTTGTCCGAGGCGACCTTGATCAGTCTGTCGAGTCTGGCGGTCCAGCGCGCGGGCGATGTCGATGATCGGCTGCGCATCCGAGGCTCTGACGGCAAGGTGTTCGAGGTGTTGCCGCCGGAGGCAACGTGAAGCCCAAGTCCTCGAAGACCGCTCGCACTCCGCGTTTCGACAAGCACCTGGTGGATCCAAAGACCGGAAATTCGCTGCGCAAGCTGACGAGGGCCGAGAAGAGGTCGCGGAAGCGCGCGCTGCGGCTCCTGCGGAACCTGGGGGTCTGATGGGTGCGCTGAGCCGACGGAAGGGTGCTGCCTGGGGGCGACGGATCGTGAATGACTTGAAGAGTCGAGAGATCCCTGCGGTACGCTCAGCCCCGATGCAGACCTTCAAGGACAACGGCGCCGGGCGCAGGCCCGCCTTCCACTTCGCCGTGATCGAGTACCAGGACTTCCTGGCCCTGGTCGCGATGCGGAATGCCCAGGGGCGTGCTGGTGGCAGCGAAGAAGTCGAAGAAGCCTGAGTCGACCGCGCTGAACCTCCAGGGTCCGTTCCTGGAGAGCCTCAAAGAGCGACCTTTCCCCACCGCCGAGGCTTTCTACCGAGACACATCCCGCGACGTCTTCGCCTTCTGCGGCGTCCGCGCCGGCAAGACCTATACCGGCGCCGAAAAGACCGGCGCCCGTGTCTACGGCGACGTCGTCCGCGCTCTGAGGTCTGGGTGCGACTGGAAGTCGGTCGGCAAACAACCGCGCGCGAGCAAGGACAAGCCGCGAGTCACATATTGGGTGGTCGCTCCGACCTACGACCTGGTGTCGCTGTCCTGGGCGATGTTGCGGGCGGTGCTCCAGCGGGTCTCCCCGCTCATCCTGGCCGAGCTCGACGGCGAAATCTGGCTCGAGACCGGCGTGCTCATCCAGCGCAAGACGGGTTACGACGAGACGCAGCTCCAGGGCGCGGCCGTCTCGGGCGTGTGGGCGGATGAGATCGCAACCCTGCCCTACGCCTCGATGCTCCAGCTGCGGAACCGGCTGTCGGACAAGGAGGGATGGTTGATCGGGACCGGGTCGCCGCGGCCCGATTCCTGGGCGAAGACGACGCTCTGGGACTTCAGGGAGGATCTGGACGACTCCGGGGTGCACCACTGGATGACGGGCGACAATCCGTGGTTCCCGAAGAAGGAGCTCGCTCGAGCCCGCCGGTCGATGCCAGAGCGCTGGTACAGGCGGGACTTCGAGGCGTCCTGGGACACGTTCGAGGGGTTGGTCTACCAGGGCTTCGACCCGAGCATCCACGCCGTCGACCCGAGCAAGGTGCCCACCGTGGACATGCGCTATTGGGGCGGGCAGGATTGGGGCTGGGCGTCTCCAGGTTGCTTCGTGCTCCTGGGGCAGCACGTTCCGACCGGGCAGATATACGCCATCTCAGAGGTCTACGCGGACCGCCTGCCCACTTACGTAGAGGGTCCCGGGGAGTCCTGGGTGCGTCGGGTAGGCCCGATCCATCGGGAGTTCGGCCTGGTCACGGTCTACTGCGACGTCAGCAAGGGCAGTCAGGACGTCTTCTGCTACCGCAAGGCCGGCATCCCGGCTCGGGTGACGAAGAAAGGCGCCGGCTCGCTCATCGACGGCATCAAGGTGGTTGAGCGGCTGCTGACCCTGGACCCCGAGCGCGGTGCGCCGCAGTTGGTGCTGAGCTCGGCCTGCCGCAACCTCATCCGCGAACTCCGTTCCTACGTCTACGTGTGCGATGACGAGGGCAACGTGAAGGACCGGATCGACCCGACGTGTTCGGATCATGCCCTCGACGCGCTCAGGTACGGCATCATCGGGGAGTTCGAGAGGGCGGAGGCTGGGTTCGGCGTCATGGAGCCGAGGAAGGCGCCCGAGCTCCTGGCTGACTGGACCATCGCCGACCTGAAGGAGTACGGACGCCGCCAGGCGCGACTCAACAAGCGGCTCAAGCGAAACAGGTTCTGACATGGCGAGCATCCGACACCGAGTAATCACCCCCGACGAGCTCACCTTCTGGAAGGATGCGTTCGAGGCATCTCTGGTGGAGATGCGCCCGCACGAGGAGCTCTGGGCTGGGATCTGGCGGGAATACCAGGGCCAGCCTGGCTGGGAGGACAAGAGCGTTCCGTTCGACCTGTCCTCGACGATCCCGACCGACCGCCCCTGGATCAACTACCTGCTGTCGCAGGCCCAGACGGTGGTGGCATCGATGGTGCCGCGGCGCCCGATGTTCACCTTCGCCGCCGAACAGCGGGAGCAGGTCGAGCAGCAGCGGGTGATGGGGGCCGCGGGCAACTACTTCTGGAGGCGCAATGGCTCGACGAAGAAGGTTCGTGAGATCATCCTCGATGCGCTGATCTGCGGTCACGGGGTCGGCAAGGTGGTCTGGGACCGCCCCGACGAAGAGTCGGCGATGCACGTCCCGGACTACGAAGACGGCGCTGAGGGTCAGCCCGACGAGCTCGCCGGGTTCGACAAGAAGCTCCAGGCCCAGGTCCGAATCGCCGACGAGGCGCTGACCGGTGGAGCTTCTTTCAGCCAGGACAACACGCTGCCGGCGGTGCGGCGCATTCCGCCCTGGGACTTCTTCCGTCCAGCAGGTCAGCCCGAGATTTCGGACAGCCCCTGGACCATGGAGCGCTACACGGTCCTGATGACCGACCTGCAGGACCGGGACCTCTTCCGCCTGCCGAAGGAGATGGAGGCGGACACCATCATCCGGCCGGTGCCCCTGCCGGAGGAGACGTTCGGCACTACCGACCGCGCTCGGATGGAGAAGCCGGATGCTGTGACCATCTTCGAGCTCCACCATTGGGTGAAGCGGCGCGGGGGCGGGCGTGACCGGTTCACGACCTACTTCTGGGCCCCGGGCGGGAACGCCGAGGGGCTGCAGGCGATCGGGTCCGTCGCTGATCGGCTGAAGATGCCGGGCTGGCCCTACAAGGTGCTGCGCTTCGTGAAGGTGCCTGGCTCTTTCTTCTCCTCGAGCATCTCCGATCTGGCGGCCATCCGACCCATCGCGATCCGACTCAACGACGAGATTCACTACGTCCTGCGCCAGCACCGGACGAACTCGAAGCGCAAGATGATCATCGCCCAGGGCCTCGCGACCGAGGATTCGCTGCGGGAGTTCATCGAGGGCGACGACGAGAACTCCGTGCTGACGGTCAACGCCGACGACGCGAAGAACGCGTTCGCGGTGGTGCCGGAGATGCGTGCTCCGTCCGACACCGAGTTCGTGGTCTCGCTCCTGCGGCAGTCGATGTTCGAGATCGGCTCGGTCGACTCCGTCCAGCGTGGCGCGGCAGCTGCGAGCGCGACGGCGACGGCTGCCCGCATCGCCGACAAGGGCACCCAAGCACGATCTGGCCTCAAGCAGGAGTCGCTGGTCGAGTTCCTCGAGTCGGTCATGGACAAGCAGATGGCGGTCTTCCGCCAGATGAGCACGAAGGTGCAGCAGGTTCGCATCGCTGGCCCCAAGGGTCCCGAGTTCCTGGATTTCGATCCGCAGGAGATCCAGGGACGCTTCGAGGTCAACGTCGAGGTCTCGTCGCTGGTGCCACGGGACCCGGCCGCTCAGCAGGAGCAGCTGATCTCCCTGATCTCGGCGATCAACCTCATCGTCCAGAACATCGTGCCCGCCGTGCAGGCCGGCATCCTCCCGCCTGACGTCATCAAGACCACCATCGAGCGCATCTTCAACATCTACGGGGAGAACCCCGAGGCGTTCATGGGGCCGATCGGGGACATCGTCGGGCAGATCACCGACGGAGTCCGTCGACCCAGCCCGGTATCCGCAGAGGGCGGGCAGGCTGGTCCTGAGACCCCGCAGCCCCAGCCTGGCCCACCGGCGCTCTCCGCCATCGCAGGGGGTTCCTGATGCCCGAGTACGATTTCAAGTGCGAGTTCCACAGCTGCGGTCGGGAATTCTCCAGGGTCATGGGCATGCGCGAGAGCATCTGCCAGAGCCGCGATGGCTTTCCACACGTCGAGTGCCCCTGGTGTGGCGCGAACAAACCGAAGCGGCTGATCCGACCGAAGAACCTGCTGCTCGACGTCTTCACCGGGCACGGCGGTACCTTCGATCACCACGACAACCGACACCCTCCCGAGATGGACGGCCTGACCTTCGGCAACCGCAAGGAGTGGGAGGACGTGCGAGCCGCCTACAACATTCAGAGCAAGGGGGAGATCGACCCGCTGCCATCGAGCACCACGGCGACCTTCCGACCGGGGGAAGACCTAGCAGCGGCCCAGCGCGAGGTGCTGCCCGAGGCGATCAAGATCCTGCGCTACCACGGAGTGCCGATGGACTTCGTGACCCTCTCTGATGCGATCTCAACTGCTCCGCGGGAGGTCGTTCACAAGTGCCTGTTGAAGGCGGCGGCGGCCGGGATTCTGGTGAAGCCCCAGCCCGGGATGTACGCGATCCCAAACGCCTGATCATGAACTTCGGCTTCGCAATCACCCGGGCAACAGTGTAGTTTCGCTGCATGGATTCCGAACCGAACACCGGTACTGAGGCGCCAGAGCAGGCGGCGGATGACTCGCAGGGCGGCGCGATCGAGGATGATCTGGGGCTCCAGATCATCGACCAGATCGACGCTCAGCTCTCCGAACTCAACGACACCAGCTACGACGACGAGGTCCCCGAAGTCGAGGCGACGGATGATGAGGTCGAAGGAGACGAGGTCGTCGAGGAAGCTGCCCCCGAGGTAGCCGACGAGACGGGCCCCGCCCTCCAGGCACTCCAGACCGAGAACGCCGAGTTGAAGTCGCAGATGGCGACTCTGATGTCGAAGCTGGACGCGGTCCTCGAAGAGAAGCAGTCGGACCCGGTTGAGAAGCCGGAGCCGATGGTGGCCGAGAAGGCGCCCGAGGGATCTTCCCCCGAGCAGATCATCGAATTCTACGTCCAGAAGAACGTCAACGCGGCGGTCGAGAAGATGGTGGNCGAGCGGCTNAAGCCGATCGCGCCCACCCTGGAGCGCAACAAGTTCCACGACGACATGAGCGACGCCTTCCGAGGACTCCTGGAGACAGGGGAGATCGGAGCGGAGTTCGAGACCCCAGAGGCTGCGAAGCTGGTGGGGATGCTCGTTGAGGGAGACGACGACCTCCTGCATATCGCGAAGATCGACCCTCGCCGCGCTCTGCGGCTCGCCTCCAGACAGGCGAAGGCGGCTTTGGCCGACGAGAAGGTCAGGAAGCGCGACGAGAAGAACAAGACCGTGACGCCGCTGAAGCGGCGGACCTCGCAGGGCGCCAGCGGTGCTCTCCCGGATCCGCTCAATGTCGCGATCAAGGCTCTCGCCGAAGCGCGGCGCGGAGCCTGAAGGACTGAACCATGGCCGTTGCCAACACCGTCACCAGCCTCGCGCTCGATCGGGTCTTCTCGACCACGATGGAGTCCATCCGGCCGCAGCTCGCGTTTGAGCTCAGCCAGGCGAAGCCCACGCTCGCCCACCTCTTCAACGGCTCCGCCGTCAAGTACGGCGGCACCGGGTCTGACTACAAGATCCCGGTCGCCATCCAGCCGACCATCAACATCAAGTCCCACACCGACTTCGGCACCTACTCGGCCACCCCCGAGGACAGCCCGGACACGGCCCGCTGGGACTACGCCACCCACCAGGGCATCACCCGCGCGTTCATCAAGCTGTCCAAGGACGAGATGGCGAAGAACAGCCAGAGCGGCCACCAGGTGCTCTCGCTGGTGAACGCGAAGAAGGCCATCGCGGTCGAAGGGCTGGCGCAGGAGATCACCCGCCAGCTGTTCGGCGACAGCACCGACGCCTCGGCCGGCGCCAACGACATGTTTGGCCTCAAGCAGTTCGTGCCGGACACGCCGGAGGCGAACCAGACCGGCGACGTCGCCGGCATCTCGCGGGCCGACTACAGCCGCTGGCGTTCGCGCCGCGGCAGCCAGATCACCGCGTTCAACACGGACGGCGAAGAGGTCTGGAGCCAGACGCTGCTCGACTGCAGCAAGCTCGGGCGTTCCCGCCCGGACCTGATGCCGTCGGACGAAGGCGTCTACCTGCTCTACGACCGCTGGCAGCAGCCCAGCCTGAAGGACCAGGACATGGGCCTGGCCGACCTGGGCTTCGACAACATCCTCTACCGCGGCGTGCCCGTGGTCATCGAGGCCGAGCTCAACGGCACCGGCTTCACCTACTTCCTGACGACGACCGGCCGCCGCCGCCCCCGTGCCGCCAGCTTCTCCATGAAGCCGGAGCACTTCAAGAACCCCGGCCGCAACCCCAAGATCGCCAATAACCTGCAGTCGGTCGTCGGCTTGCACCTCTGTGTGCTCCCCGACCACGACTTTGTGATGGAGGGGCCCTACGACCTCGGCTGGCAGCAGGCCGCCCTCCAATGGAACATCGTGTTCAGCGGATTCCCCGCCACCGGGTCGCTCCAGCGTCTCGGCCTCAGCAGCTTCAGCGGCACCGTCGAGTAGACGGGGCAAGGAGAACGACATGTCCTTCAACATCGGTGGTGGCGCAGCGGCGAAGCTCGAGATCGGCGTCAAGCTCGCGGGCGCGGACCGCGTCGCGGGCGACGTCGTCGCGATCGACTTCACGTCCAGCGGAAACCTCAACGGCTTCGACGCCACGGTCCCGCAGACCGACAACGTCGAGGAGTACCTGGCCCCACTCGGGGTTGTCGTGGCGGTTCCCGGGGAGACAGTCCTCGACGAGTCCGAGGTCATGGTCCAGGCGTATGGCTACAACGGCGGAGTGAACGTCGAGACGACGCAGGACATCGTTGTAGGCGACCTGCTCTACCGCAGCGACGGCAACGACTACCTGGTCACAGAGGCGACCCAGCCTTCGTTGGCGAGCCTGACGGACTCGTCGGGTGGCACGGCGGCGACGACCATCGCCGCCATCGGCGGGAGCTACGACCAGGACGAGGTGCGTAATGCCGTGGCATCCCTCAACGCGAAGATCGACGACGTCCTCCAGGTGCTTCGCTCGGTCGGCGTCGCCCTCGAGGCGCGCGCCACGAACGACGAGGGCAAGATCGCGGCGTTCCTGAAGGGTCTCTGAGATGGCTGCATCCCTCCCCCCGATCGTGTCGAAGGATTGGGCTGCTGCCCGGTGTTCGACGCGGAAGACGGCGACCCTGTGCCCGGGTGACATCACGGCCACGGGGTCGTACTCGATCTCATTCAACTACAGCAACGTTCGGGTCGTGGCGGCCTATGTCATCCCGGATGCCGACCTCGCCGCCGACAACTCGAACTACTTCACGTTCCAGTTGACGAACCGCGGCCTCACCGGCGGCGGCACGACGACGCTGCTGGCGACGGCCGTGAACACCACGGTCGCGTCCGGCACCTCGGCCCTGGCCTACGAGCACTTCATGGTGACCCCGGACCAGAACCAGGAGCTCGCGAAGGGCTCGGTCCTGTCGTTCGAGGTGGTGGAGTCGGGCACGGCGACGCTGTCGAACCCGTCGCTGGTCGTGGAGTACCAGGAGAACCTCTAGTCCTTCTGAAGGAGCCGCATGGAACTCTCTGACGCGAGGCAGAAGCTCCGTGATCGGCTTGAGGATGAGTCCGTCACCGACGCCAAGATCGACGGCTACCTCAACGACGCCGCGAAGGAGATGGCTCGCGCGTTCGATTGGCCCTGGTTGGCGCGCGAGTTCCACTTCAGCCTGCGGGCGAAGCAGTCGACGACCGATGCGACGTTCACGCTCGACTCCCGGGTCGTGACGATCGCGTCGGCTTTCGGCTCCACCCCCTTCGGCCATACCCTCGTCACCGAGAGCGGACGGGTCTTCCGTGTCATCAACGTCGATGCGTCGGCGACGAAGATCCACCTCGACTATCCCTGGCCCGACGCGACCACGTCCACTGAGGACGCCGACGTCCTGAACGATGAGATCGCAATGCCCCGCGGGGTGAAGTCGCTGCGGTGGGTGTCGCTCAACGACGGGTCCACGGTCCCGGTGCCGATCACCTCCGTTCCGCAGGACGAGCTCCGGGACAACGACGTCGCTGCCGAGGGGCGTCCCGACATCTTCGCCACATTCCGCCGGGTGACGCTGCCCCCGCCTCTCGTGGCTCCCACGGGCGCAACCAGCGGCACGGGCCTCACCGGCATCTACAAGTACTGGCAGACCTATTGGGACCCGGAGACCGGTGGCGAGTCCCGCCTCTCCCCGGCGCTGACGACTGCGACGCTGAGCAACAACGGCTACCGGCTGACCCCGGCCACCAGGCAGGACTTCGGGGTGCGCTACTACCGCTCTCGCTCCGGCGGGTCGACGCCCTACTTCCTGATCGAGCAGACCAGTCCGACAGACACCTACGTTGATGCCACAGCGGACGCTCATCTGGGTGAGCGGGTGACGGACGACCCGTCGCAGCTGTACGTGCGCTTCTGGCCTGTGCCCGATCAGACCTACCAGATCGCCGTCGGTGTCAATATGCTCCCGCCCGAGCTCTCAGAGGACACGGACGTGCTCCCGATCCCCGAGGAGGACGTCTCGATCTGGATGCTCGGCGCTGAGGCCGTCGCTCTGCGCGCTGTGCGGGAGTGGTCGGCCGCTCAAGACACCCGGAACGAATTCATGCGGCTGATCAATGACATGAAGCAGCGGCACAACGAGAATCGCACCGGCCCCTGGATCCTGGCGGGACGTCGAGAGCGTCCGCGTCGGATCGTCATCACCACGACGAGCTGACCATGGCTGGAAGCACCGGACTCCAGCGAAGGTTCTTCCCGGCGCACGTCGCCGGACTGGACACGCGCGTCTGGCAGGCTGACGGGTCCTCGACGAGGGTTGAGAATGTGGTCTTCACGCCCCGCGGGTCCGTGGCGAAGACTCCCGGCATCGTGCCCCTGACGGATTGGGCCGACATCAGTATCCCGTTCGGCGGCATCATCGACTCGCTGGGCAAGTTCTTCCGCAACGGGGCGACCGAGCTTCTGTTCGCGTACTCGGACAAGATCGCAGTGCTTCAGGGCGAGGCTCTGTCGTCGATTCAGACGGGCCGAACAATTGCCGAACGCATCCGAGACGGCGTGCGCTTCGTCCAGGTCGGCGACATCCTCATCATCGTCAACGGACGGGACGCCAACAAGAAGTGGGACGGGCGCGACCTGACCCCGCTGGGCATCGCCGCGGTCCCGGAGAGCCCGACCATCTTCCTCGGGGAGGGGATCGTCGACGGCATCTTCACGAACCTGTCCTGGAAGGAGGGCGAGAACGACCACAAGGTCGAGTACGTCCGCACTTGGGTCAACGACCATGGCCAGGAGTCGGAGCCGTCGTCGGTCTCGAACATCCTGGACACGTCGGATGCGACGACGGACTATCGGTATACCATCTTCGTGGCCGGCGACGGCGACCCGCCCAGCGACGACGTCATCGAGAGTAATTACTACCGTCGCGTGGACTCGGGAACCTGGTACTCCGTCCAGAAGACCTCGATCCGCTCGTTCACCTGGTTCGACCACACCCTGCCGGGCACGGAGCCGGTCGATACGCTGTCGACGGTCGGAACGAACCTGCCTCCGCCGCTGGCGCGCTTTGCCTTCCCGTTCCGCGGCCGGGTCTACTACGCCTCGGTGTCGGACCCGTCGTTCCTGCACTACTCCCGCCTCATCAACGGCACCCCGGCCCCGGAGTCGGTCCCGGCGACGAATTTCATCGACGTGGCGTCGGGCGACGGCGACATCGTCACTGGCTGGGCCCTGTCGCAGGACTTCGCGGTCGTGTTTAAGCGGAATTCGATGTTCCAGCTGACGCACGACAAGACCGAGACCCCCATCATCGCCCCGGTCTTCACCGGCGCTGGCTGCGTCTCCGACCGGGCGGTGGCATCGCTGGACGGCCGTGTCTTCTTCCTGTCCGACACCGGCGTCTACGTCTTCGACGGCTCCTCGGTCAANCNNATCTCCCGCGAGCTCAACGACCTGGTGGCGCAGNTGCCGAAGGCGTACATCGAGGACGCATTCGCCTGGGCCAGCATCGAGGACCGCCGCGTCTATTTCAGCGTCGTGGCGACCGCCGACGACAACCGTGACGTCTGGGCGATCCACGTCGATGCCATCCAGGGCCAGGGCGGCGGGGCGGCGTTCACCGTGTTCAAGGACTTCCCGCTGTCGGCGGCCCTGCCCTACAAGAACGAGGTACTGGTCAGCTTCCAGTCGGCGTCTGGCGGTAGCGACAAGTGGGACCTGGGGCAATGGAATAGTAGCGAGCTCATCCGCGATGACGCCTACGACGGCGTCTGGGACACCCGCTGGATGGACATGGGCGCCCCGGACACCGACAAGACCTTCAAGACGGTCGAGATCGCCTACGTCCAGACTGGCAACTACTCCATCACGGTCGAGTGGTTCAGCAATTGGGATGATCGCTCGGCAGATGGGTCGACGACCTTCGCTCTCTTCGACTCGACCGATGGCACCGAGTGGGGCAGTGGCGTGTGGGCTACCACCCGGACCTGGGACAAGCCGAGGGTGCGGACGAAGCGCATCGTCATCTCGGACCTGACCTGCAAGTCCCTGATGCTGCGCTTCTCGACTGCGACGGCTGCGACGCCGTTCGAGATCGTGGGCTACTACGTCGAGTGGTCGACCCACGGCCGCCGGACGAGAGGGTCGGACTCGTGAGCTACCAGCGTGACCTCTTCCGCGCTCTCGTGGCCGTCGCCGATCTGGACATCGGCATTTCGGCCATCGCTGCACGCCTGCGCCCGCTCGTCTCTATTAATAAGGCGCTGTTGGAACTCGGGCATGCGCGCATTAACAACCTGTCGGCTACCTCACTCCAGCGCGCCGTCCGTCTCCTGGAGGCGGGCTGATGCTGTACGCGCCTCGTTCGGTCTTCGTCAACGGGTCTGTCGGCGACGCCAACCAGCTGATGCGCGAGTTGAACCGCGCTGAGGAAGCGCTGTCGCGGCTCGACCAGAACAACGTCGATGACGGCCAGGTCACGACCGCGATGGCGGTGGCGCCATCGGCGTCGATCGAGGCGTCCGCTCTGACCCATGACTCCAGCAATGCCCTGCTCCGGGCGGCCGGCTCGGGCTCCTACACGTTCCCGACTCCGACAGAGAACTCTGGCTGGGTCACTCTGGAGGACGGCGCGTCCGCGGTCCTGGAACTTGAGTTCACGACCGTTGAGACGACGAGGCTGCACGTCCTCGGCTCGTTCCAGCTGAGCATCCCGTACCAGGCGGCGGTCACGGACTACCGCCTGTCGTTCCGACTCTACATCGACGGCCAGCCCGGCTCTGGTCACACCACGGTGTCGACCTTCACGTCGGCCTCGGCGTCGCAGGAGACTGGCGTGTGCCTGCGCGAGTGGCTGGTGCTTCCGCCTGGAACGCACCGGATCCGCATGAAGGGCCGGGACTGGCGAGCCAACGTCGGCTCGGCGGCCGGCGTAATTATCAGCGACCAGTGGATCGGCGCCATCGGATGGACTCGCTGACATGGCTGGGCTGACCAACAAGATCCTGCCGGGCGACACTCTGGACGCCGACGACGTCGAGCTCAACTTCGACGACCTGGCGACGCAGGCTAACGACGTCAAGGGATGGATGGTCGAGCGCGGCGCGGTGGACACGCGGCACTTCACCGGGACGTGGCGGGATGTCGGCATCGAGACTGCGGCTGGCCCGCAGACCGGCACCGGGTCCTACGTGAAGATGGTGCCGTCGGGCACGGTCAATTGGACGATGACGGCCGGCGAAGGCGTCCTGGCTGTCGCCGAGGTCGAGGTGCTCGAGGATGCAGGCGCTCTGGCACAGGCGTCGGTCGCCATCTACGTCTCTGGCGTCGTCGTCGCGAACGCTGAGCGGCAGTACTCGTTCCAGGCGAACGAGCGACGGGCGGTTCAGATCGCCTGGCTCTGGGAGGGCGGCGCGTCGACCCAGACCGTCGACCTGCGGGTGAAGGATCTGAGCGGCTCGCTGACCTACACCGACGCTCAGATCATCGTCTGGCGGGTGCACCGATGAGCACGTACACGGCACCGACCATCAACAACGGCGACTCGTTCGCGGTCTCGACACTCAACACGGCCTTGGGCCAGGGCGCGACCGGCCTGGGCGAGGCCATCAACGGCGCCATCAACGTCCAGAATATCTCGGCCGGCAGCGTCCTGAAGGCGCGGCATATGCAGCCCGGGGCCGCCTCGCGAGTCTGGGAGGCGAAGTCGGTGCCCGGGGACTTCGAGACCTTCTCGGTTGTCCTGTCTGGCGAGCCCTTCGGGGAGCACACGAACATCTACGCCCCGCCGGACTGCGCGGTCCGACTGACAACGACTGCGACGGCTGATCTGGAGGTCTCGGCGTTCGTCGACCTGCAGAAGTTCAAGCACTCGTGGGCGAGCATCGCGTCCTTCGCTCTGGACCTGACCGCAACCCTGCTGGTCAACGACACGACCCTGCGCTCGGTCCGCGTCGTCTGGTCCGTGACGACGTCGGCGCTGGACCGATCCGTCCCTCTCCGTCTCGACGGACTCTCCGCGTCCCTGGGCGCTGGCACCTACGATGTCTGGTTGAAACTGGACTTCACCGGGAGCACCGGAGCCGGCGGGACCGTCCCCGACATCGTGCAGTGCTACAGCCTCGGCCGTGGTATTCGTGCTGAAGCGTTCTACACGTAGGATCCAGCCATGCCCCTCAACTTCACCAGCCTGTCCGATCCGGCCCTGGAGCGACGGTTCCAGTCCGGGCTGGGCGAGGAACTTGCTCAGCGCGCGACACGCCGTCTCGCCGTAGCGAGACAGCCCCTTGCCCGGCAGGAGGGTGGAGCGAACGTCGGCAACCTGCGCGGTCCCGTCCAGCGTGGCGGGGTCCTCGGAGACCGAGCCCGCGCGCAGGCTGGGCTGGCGACGGCCCTGGCAGACACCGTCTCTCGGCAGGGCGGCGTCGCTCTGCGTGAGGAGGGNGCGGCCCGGCAGAAGTTCCTGGCGGCTCGGGCGCAGGAGATCGCCCGACAGAAGGACGCCATCGCCGGCCTGGTCGGCTCCATCGCGAAGACGGGTGTGTTCGCTGGTCGTGCTGGACAGGCCATCGCCGAGCGCGAGACTGACAAGAAGCAGGGCGCGGTCGCCGACAAGCGGCAGGACGAGACCGTCGAACTCCTGAAGCGCATCCTGGGAGGTTCCTGATGCCCGGCGAGTACCCATACAAAGACCCCACCCTCCCGACGCACACTGATGGTTTCACCGAGACCTCGACGGGCCAGCACCACGCCGGCGCCTCTGGCACGGAGAACTTGCAGGAGTACTTCGACCGGGTCATCCGTCCCCAGGAGAAGCAACGCCTCGGGGAGGCCCTCGCCCTCTCTCGCACGGCGGCGCAGAATCAGTTGACATCGCAGGTCGGACGGAACGAGGAACTCTCCCGGCGTCTGGGGATCTCGGGGTCTGCGCAGGGCGAGGCTCTCGGAGGAGCCCTGTCGGCTTCCGTGGCCCAGGGACTGGCGCAGTCCGCTGAGCGAACCCGCGCGCAGTTCGACGAGGACATCCAGGGCTTCCGGCGGGCCGAGCTCCTCAAGTGGCTGACCGAGAAGGCGCAGGGCAGTCCCGAGTCTCAGATCCTCGGCGACCTCGGCGGCGCCTTTGGCCAGGGTCTGGGACTGGTGGCCGCCGCTGCGTCGGGCGGCGGCGGGGGGG